CTCTAAGTTAATGCTTCCACCAATTACAGAGTCTCCAGTATCTTTTGCAATAGGTATAGACTCACCCGTAAGTAGACTTTCATCTACATTTGTGCTTCCATTTACAATGATTCCATCAGTTGGAATAATCTCACCTACTGTGACACTGAATAAATCACCTTCAATCAGGTTTTCAATTTCAGATTCTATTTTTTCTCCAGAGCGATTTATTAATATTTTTTTTGGAATTCTATTTTTTAAACTATTTGTGGACTGAACAGCATCATCAATAACTTTTTCTTCAATAGTTTTTCCATATCTAACTTAAAGTAATATGTTAAACCATCTATTCTTTTTCGCCACTCTAAATAATTATCTTCGCTAAAATCTTTGATATAATCTGTTTTGTTGCCTATGAAGTTAGCAACAAAATAATCAACAATATCATTGCCATACTTTCTGGCTGCCTTGACAAAGAAATATCTGTCATTACGCTTAATAAATGTTTCATACTTTGCTTTCGTTTCTCCTCCATACTTAAAAAAATCAAACTCATCTTTTGAAAAATGTAACTTGATTGCTAAGTATTTTTTATATATGTTGTATCCGTCTCTCATTTTATATTTAACTTTATGTTACCTGCAACTGTAATTGTTTCTTCGTCATTACTTCTTACAAAATGTTCTAAGTAACTAGGAAAGATAATGATTTGACCTGCTTTACATTTAGGTTCATGTTGATGATTGAATATACATTCCATTTTATCATCTTTATCATATCCATATTTTTCTAATAACAGTTGTTGTATTGGGTGTACAAATACAGTTTTACTTTCAGTTACCTGTTCATAGATAATAAAATAAAAACTATGTTTTACATGTGCATGTTTCTCCTGAAAGTCACCTGGTTTATATTTATTTCTCCACATCTGTGTTAATGATATTTCAAATGGGTCTTGTATAAACTCATTTAAATTTTTTACTATAGTGTCTAGTAAATACTTTACTTCTTCTTGTTTAAGTGTATTGGTTTCTCCATGTGATGATATTGTATTGGATTCCCATTGTGCCTTAAAACTTTCAGATAATAAATTAACTTTACTCAAATCAATATCATCAATAAAGATAGGTGTTGAAAAAATATTATACACTAATAGTCGCTAATATAGTTTGTGGGTCAGAGTTAACATATGGGTCAGTATCAGCTGATTGATGATTGTATCCTGGTTCTTGGTAAAATCTAGTTACCATACCATCTTCTATAAGAGCAGAATATCTCCAACTTCTCATACCAAAACCTTGTGCCGGTTTACTTACTAACATACCCATGTTGCTTGTAAAAGTACCACAACCGTCTGGTATCATTTTTACTTTTTTAATACCTAGGTCTCTTGCCCAAGCATTCATTACAAAAGCGTCATTTACTGATACACAATAAACTTCATCTACTTTTGCATGTTTAAATTTATCATACATTTCCTCATATGCCGGTAACTGTTCACTTGAACAAGTTGGTGTAAATGCACCAGGTAGACTAAACAATACTACCTTTTTACCTGCAAATAGTTCATCTGTAGTAACATCTTTCCATGTACCACCTATAAAAGTACAACCACCTTTTTCATCGCTGTCGCCTTCTCTAAATTTAAATGTGTGAGGTTTTATTTTCCATTGTTCCATAATTTATCCTTATACTGGCAATGTTGCTGTCTTTGGTAAGAAATTCAAATTTTCAGCATTTGCCTTTATTTTTTCTTTTAAGTTTCTGTTAATTAAATGTGTCACTTCATCTGGTTCAATCTGTTTCTCAGTACAATAATCTAATACAGCTTCCATGTGACTTATTCTTTTCTTACTTGCTCTTTTTTCTATTACTAATGCAAATTGTTTAGGTGTCATTATATATCTGTCCTTACAATATGTTTTCTTAATTCTTTGACAAAAAATTCTATCTTGTCAATGTATTCAATTAAACTTTTATCAGTAATAAAATGTTGTTTCTCTTTTAACTTGTCGTATTCTTTTAAAGATATCTGCACCATAGGACTTGGTGGTGAACTTTCATTCTCAAAAGACTTATCTACTGAGTTATCATCTGTCATTCTTATCTCCTTGTGCGTCTAAAAACTTTACTGTTATATCGTCTTTATGTGCGTTCATTTGTTTGTTTCTCATTTCATAAAATAAAATATGGCATATGATAGCATAGTTTGCCATATCTATTAAGGTGTCGCCAATACTTTCGTCTTGTACTTTTAATTCACCTTGTTTACAGAAAGACATTAAACGACTAAACTTATCGCTTATTCGCAATGCAACGCCTTTCCATGCAGGAATACCTGCCATTTCACTTGTTCTAAAGTTTGCGAATACATCATCAACAGAAGCATAATCATGCCTCTTATTGTCGTGTACTTGTCTCATCTTATCCAGAAGCTCGTAAAATTGTTCACTATTTTTTGTCATAATCTCCTTATCACTTGTTAATGGTGCCGCTTCCCGGATTTGAACTGGGCACCTACTGATTACAAATCAGTTGCTCTACCAAATGAGCTAAAGCGGCATAGTGCCTGTTTCTGTTACGAGGTACAGGCAAACCCTAAGCAACACTAGGCTGCTAAAGCATAACTTTCGTTAGCATTTATTACGTTTACACTCGCCAGTGAATTATCTCCAACGAACTTTCTCACAACGGTCGAACCTATATCACCCCCATATGTAAATTTTGTAATGGTGGAGGTGTTGGGTATTGCACCCAAGTCCCTATTGCGTACTTGTCTCATCTTCATTGATAACTTCGTTTACAACATCTATCATTAAGTCTGTGTCCCATTGCCAGTCCACACCATAACCTAATAAACATGTCAGATTACTTTCTCTTATAGTCATTAACATACCACCAAACTCTAAAGTAGGGTGGATCCAAAATGATATAACACCAATACTATCACCATCTAAGTCTCCAGCATATTTTACTTGTCCTGCTGCCAAACTTTTCATCTTAAACCCATTTACAATTTGTGTAAATACTGTTGTACTCTCACCACATGCCATTGGCACTTGTATTGGGTATAATGTACCTGGTAAAAAATAAGGTTTCTCGTCTGCTTGTGCTTTGTTTAATCCAAAAGATAATAAAAAAAAGAACAATACAATCAATCCAATACCTAGTATTCCTCTTAAAAAAGTTTTAATTTGTTTTAGCATTTGTTTCTATCCATTTGTAAAAGTTTTCTATTGCTTCTTTTAGTTTAGGCAGATAATCTTTTTTATCTTTTTTAAATACTTGTACAGAACCTTCCTCTGTAGTAATCAATATAACAATCTGGTCAATCTTTTCGCCAAAGTTTTCTTCATACATTTCAGCATAAGCACTACCTTGAATAAAGTAATTCTCAATCCAATCTTCTTGTTTGTCTGCTTTGCTTGTTTTAAAATCTATAATTGAAAGTTTACCTTCATATTCAGCAATACAGTCCACACGACCTGCAACTGTATATTTTTCACTATACATGCCTGCCTCTTGTAGTCTAATATTATTTATGTTTTGAAGTGTACTTTTTAATGTCTGAAACATCATGCGTGGAAGAAATTGCTTCTTATACTTTTCCACATCATTGATGTCAATATTGTTTAAATGGTCTTCAATCATGTTATGGACTGCTGTGCCACGATTAGCACTAGTAATCATAATATGGTTAGCAACTTCATCGCCAACTCTCTCACGCCATTTCTTTAGACCTTCTTTTTGTATTATTGATAATACACTTGTTATTGAGGGGTACTTACTGCCTGTTTCTAAATGTTCGTAAAATCTTTTACCGTCAACATTCTTTGCCTTCAGGGGTGGCAACTCACCTGTAGGTTGCTTGTGAATAAACATAATAATCCTTTTTTTTTAACTATTCAAACTCTATTATATCACAATCCTACAGGAAAGTCAAGCTCTTATATCCAAGATTTTGCTGTCTCAGTAGTTTCTTCTACACGTCTAGTCCAACCTCTGCCAAATGTGGCAAATGTGGATAGTTCTTCGTAATAATTTTGTCTATTCTTTTGGTAGTTTTCTACAGCATATTCCACGTTAAACTTCTCAACATATTCGTTGACTTTTGCTAACGTCATAGGACCTATACCGCCATCTATTGGCAATGCACCAACACAAGATTGTAAATACTTTGCCGCTCTACCTGGACCTGCATTGACAGCAAAGTCAAATACACACAGGTCTAAACCTGATGGCAAATCATCACATTTACATTTGTCCCAATAACCTTTTTTGTAGATTGGTGCCACATCTTCATGTGTAAGGTCTTTCATATCCTTAGTACCACCAAATTCTTCATAAACTCTTTTTGTAACACCTAGGTTTGTTTCACCACCTGGGTCTTTAGGGTGGTTTACATAACCACCTTCGTGGTGTAGTATTATTTCTAACGCTTCTTTAAATTTGTTGCTCATAGTGCAATCCTAACTTTATTTTGTTTATTAAATATGATTTGATTAATCCACTTCTCACTATATCATTCAAATCAAATTCAATGCAATTTACTTCAGGCATTTGCTGAAGTATATTCACAAAGTCTAGGATGCCATTACGGTCTTGTGTTTTCGTTAAGTCAGTTTGTTGCATATCACCAGCGAAGACAATTTTACTATCTTGCCCTACTCTGGTCATTATTGTATCTAACTCATGGAAATTTAAGTTTTGACATTCATCTACAATTATAACGCCATTATCTATTGTTACACCTCTTAAAAAGGAAGTAGTAAGAAAATCAATTGTGCCTTGATTTCTTAGGTCATTATATAGTCTATCAAACTCAGCGTCACTACCTCTTTTAAACATAAACCTAACCATGTTCTGGTAAGGTGTTTGGTATAAGTATGATTTGTCTTCCTCATCACCAGGTAAGAAACCTATGTCTCTTGTTGGTATGATAGAAC